GACATGTAATTATCTGTATTTATTTTTGCTGCCTCCTCTGGCTCCATTAGTGTATGAAGCCAGTCAACTAATAAAACTTTCGATTGCTTCCTAATAGCCTTTGCTTTCTTGCCGTTCATAGATACTCCTCAACTTTGGGTTCAGCTACAACTTCTGTAAGATAAGCTAAGCCATTTGAATACTTAAATGTTCTAAGTCCTGTGCCATCGTTGGAATCACTGTGGCATTTATATTTATATTTACACCAGCTACAACCCTTTGCAAGTTTCATGTTTCCTTTCTTGCCATCTGGTATAGGATCATAACACAAAGCTGGGGGAGTGTCTAGCTCAAGCGTAGGTAAAAGCTCAGATATTCTAGTATCTATGTTAGGCTTATCTAGATCATCAGGAAGATACATACAAAGCTCACCGCTCTCTTTGTTTAAAACTAAGAACCCTCCATTTTCTGTACCTTCTGCCTTCTCATAGCCAGCAAGCTGTCCTAAGTAACCGAAGGGATCGTCCTGTGCTAAGCGACCATCACGAAACTTGTTGAACGCAAAGCGAGAAGCAGTCTTAACATCAACAACCTCACCGTTTATCTTGCAGTCCATGTGTCCAGTAATGCCGTTAACTACAACCTCTTTCTGTTCGTCAGTGACTTTGTGTCCAGCCATACGAACCAGCATTAATACAACTTCTTCTAGAAGATGACCATACAAGAACTTGATTTGTGTAGCACCATCAACACCTCCACGACCTTCAGGGTCTCTCTTCTCGTACCATAGCTGACGAGAGGGCTTGCCAACATTCGACATGCGAACAGTGAAGTCAGTGTTCCTTTTGCGGGGAGTGGCCCAGTCCATGAGCGCAGCTTTAATCCCCACCATAGTTTTATCTATGTCTGATTCAGTTAGCGGCAGTGGCTTGCCTTCTGAAAGCATTTCTAGTTCTTGATATATGTCAGATACTACTGTTGATAGTGTCATCTTTCTCGCCTTTGTATGCCTGTATAATTTGTTTAAGTGTAAAGGTAGAACTTTTAAACCACTCTCCTACTCTCTCTATGCCTTCTTCATCTAAGATTAGATGGATGGTTCTCTCTGCTTCTCTTCGATTTTCAAAGTGTTTGCAGTATTCTACTTTATAATCACGAAAAGGTGAAGAGGTTTGAAAAGCACCGCACCTGTCGTAAGCATCAATAGCCATGCCTACTTTCTTCCAGTCTTTCCACGCTGGGTTAGATATAATATAAACATATCCAGCAGTGACATTATTAAATACACCTAAAGCTTGAGCACCTAAACGCTTAGCTATCATGCGAGAACTTGCTGTCCCTGCTTTGATATGGTTATCAATTCTTAACCTGTCCACGCACGGCTTGCACTTATAATACCCCTTGTTTGGAAAAGAGGGATACCAATTAGCAGGCACAATTAATTCATCTTTACATTCTATACAAGTTTTCATATCGTTTACCTTTAGTGTGTTTCACTCCAGTTGTCCCCGACTTTATATTCCCCGTCTAGTGGACAGTTTAAATTAAGGATACAACCCGCTTCCCTAATAGCTTGAACACCTGCCTTACCAACGTCTACTGCGTCATCAACGTGACACTCAATCTGCCACTCATCGTGGACGTTAGCCACAAACTTAGCATCCCAGTTGTGCTTCTTTATTTTCTGATCTAATATAATGAGAGCTTGCTTCATCACGATTGCACCGGCTCCCTGCAACAAAGTATTTAATGCTGCGTGGTCACTACGAACAGTTAGCTTGCGACCATCTAGTGCTTTAACGAATCCGCTTTTAGCTTCTCTCTGTACTCGTCCTGTAAGAGCCTTAAATGATGGGAGATTATCAAAGAATGATTGTCTAAGCTGTTTGCCAGCAGCTCTACCTCTTCCAGCCACTGAGCCAAGCTTAGCATCTCCTGCGCCGTAGAGTAAGGCATAGATGAAAGTTTTAGCCTGATTTCGAGATTCAAGTCCTGCAAGTTTTTGATTAGCGGTGTGAATGTCTCCGTTAAGGATTTCATTTGTATAGCCCTCATCATTTAAATAGTGTGCCAACATTCTAAGTTCCAGACCTGACGCATCAATACCTACAAGATTATAGTCCTCCGGTACAGTCCAGCAAGACCTACACTCTTCACCATAAGGTGAGCCACTACTAGGAATCTGAGCCATGTTAGGATGTGAGTGCGTCATTCTAGATGTCACTGCACCATTAGGATTAACATAGCCATGTACTCTGCCTGTATCCTCGTCCAGCTCCTTGATCCAGCTTTTAGTCTGAGCTAAACGCTTCTGAAACATAAGGTATCGAGCAATCAGTGCGGCCTGTGGAATATTTTTAACTCGACTGAGTGTTGCTTCATCTACAATCGGCTGGCCTGTTGGTGTATGTCGTTTAGGGTTCCATCCAAAATTAATTAAGTAGTCACCAATTTGCTTACGAGAACCTAAGTTAAAGGGTATAACAGTATCTCTAGTTACAGGAGACTTGCCTCTGCCATGCTTCTTTAACATCTCTGCATACTCAGCATCGCTAAGCCTTACACCTTTACCGTGCTGGTCTTTCGCTGTCTTAGCTATGACACCTGCCTTTGTATACTGTGGCGTTAGCACTTGTGTTGTGACAGTAGGGGTAAACACTGTGTGTACTTCTTCTTCGAGGTCGTGAAGTTTAGTTTCAAACATAGCCATAAGACTCATTACTTTCTCAACGTCTAACACAAAACCAGTAGTGCGTTGTTGATCTACAATTTTAGCTACTGCGTGTTCTATTTTTACTGACTGAGGTGTGAACCCACGGCTCTCAACTTTCAAAGCATTGTAAACTTTATAGTTAAGCATCACATCACGCTTACAATACTCTAGCATCTGAGGTGTATAGGCTTCCCACGCATCCTCTTGCTCACCAAAAGTTCCTTTAGTAAACCCTAAGCGATAGCCCCAACCTTCTAGTCCGTGATTACCTTCACGGGTAGGCTTGAACAAACGAGATAGAACTAAGGTATCTACTACTTTCTTTTCAGATAAATCAATACCTGCAATCCTTTCGATAACAGGTATGTCATATCCAATTACATTGTGGCCGATCAACTTGTTGGCTGATGCAAGCATCGCATAGCCTTCATCTAACTGTGTGTTATCAAATGTAAATACATCTTGTGTGTCTACATCTAAAGCCACAATACAAAATACTTTGTCTGGCTCAAGGCCATTTGCTTCGATGTCAAATATTAAATTACTCATAGCTCTTCTTCTCCAGTGAACTCATCGCCTTCAATGTCTAGTAGTTCTTTAAGTCTGCCTGTCTCTTGCTCATACAACAAGCTACATGCAACCCCGACATCACCAGTGTATCTAGACTTCAACACCCTTACCTTAGTAGTAGAGGCTTCAATAGTATCCTCTGATTGTTGGTTGCGCTCCAAAGATATAACGCAGTCAGAGAGCTGAGCAATACTCTGCGACCCTCTGAGGTGTGATAGTCCTGTCTCGATACCGTTCTCATGTCCACGGTTGCCCTCAACTCTACGGAGGTGAGACACTAGGATCATGCCGCACCCTGTCTCTTCTACTAAAGTTCTTAGCCGATGCATGATACCGTCAATAGCTTTGCGCTCGTCTTGTTCTAGCGTAGAGAGTACTAGCATGTGGAGGTGATCAACTACAATCCACTTACAGTCCAGACCTATGATCATGTACCGCAGCTTACTAAAGATGTCATCAATGTTATTGACACCATGATGAGCATGAATCCAAACACGACCCTCGTTCTCCCCCATGAATACTTTCTTAAAGAAACCATCTAACTGGTCATCAGTGAACTTAGACTTAACACTATCGAGGTGTAGCTTAGAGTTAGCTTCGACTGCCATGATACCTTCAGCGGTACGAGACCAGTTCTCCTCAAGGGCTACAACACCTACGTTGTCATCGGTATGTTCTATCAGCCAGTGCTCTATCTCTCTGGTGACAGATGACTTACCTAGACCTGTACCACCAGTAAGAGTTACTAGCTCACCAGATCGTAAGCCTTCTAGCTTTCTGTTGAGACCGAACCACGGATAGGGTATAGCTTCTTTCTTATTGTTGCGGAGTTCTTGATAGGCTGATAGCTGCTCTGATAGATTCAGGACACCGGAAGGTGTATAGACTTTTGAATCCCAGAAGCAGCTAACATAAGAAGCATGTCTACCTTGACGTAACATATCGTTAGCATCTTTGTAGTCTACAGGTAGTGACATGATCTTAGCTTTGCGAGGTGTTAATAACTTTGCTATCTCTATTGCTGCTTCCTTGCCCTGTTTATCATTATCAAAATTAATGACTACTGACTCAAAAGATTCTAGATACTCAAGGTTATCTTTAACATCACGAACACCTCCATGTGCTCCTGACTTTATAGATACTACGGGCCACTTGCTACCCATCAGCTCATACGCTGCCATCGCATCGCATTCCCCTTCTACTAGAGTTATAAACTTACCGCCTGCTTTGAAGATATGCTCTCCAAATAGACCTACTTCTTTGGCGCTACCTGTCCATGAAAACTTCTTATCTTGTTTTCTAATCTTAGTAGCTGCTAACTCATGTCCATTGTAGTAAGGGTAGTGGTGATTCTGTATCTTGTTGCCGTCCATTGTAGACTTAACGCCATACTTCTTAGCAGTAGCTAAACTTATCTTGCGGTCAGTCAGTTCGTTGAAGGATGCTGCGTTGTGTTGGGATGAATATGTATTGTGGTCTTCCATCTTGCTGTTCCTTTGATACACTTCAAAGTCCGTTATGGTATCTGTCTGGTGTACTTCCGCTGTACTATAATCTTTAAAAAACTTATTGCAGCTAAAACAAAAACCTGATCCGTCTTCGTTAATTCCTACTGCATCTGAGCTGTCGCATTCTTTACAAGGCTGTTGTGTTTTAACAAATGCCATTGTTTCATTCCTCTATAAGTGTAGCTTTCCCTGCTACTCTGGCCTCTTCCTTTAGGTGGGGTTTAAGTTCTTTCATTAGTGTAATAGCTGCTGCGCTGTATAGTGTAGCGGTGAGCTGTGTTTCTTTAAGCCTCTTATTATTTTCGATAAGGACAGATAAAATACTCTGCCCCTCCGAAGATAAGAGATTGGAATCATAATGACTGCCCTCCATCTCAACTGTAGGCATTAGAGTTCGTCCTCCATCCCTGAGTCTAGTGCGTCAAACTCTGCACCGTCTGGAGTACCGACCTCGATCAAGTCGATGACTTGCATAGCTTGAAAATCTAAGCCTTTAAAGACCTGACCTTTCCACGTTGATTCCCATTCCTTGTACTGAACTCTAACACTAGAGCCATTACCGACACGGGCATCGAGCTGATTCTTCTGAGCATCGACTAGCTTAGGAGCCTGTCGAACCATTCCATTGGGGCCGTTGACCTTACGCTTAATAACAACGGCTGGGCCTTCATCCATCTGCTTGATAGTGAATCCACGCTGTTCAAAGTCATCTGCTACCGACTGATCTACAACTAAGTTAACCGAATACACTGGCTCGAAAGTAGTGTTCGGAGTGGTTACTGCTGCCCAGTATGCTGCGCCTTGTAATATTGCCATGATAATATACCTATTGGTTTAGTTGATTGAAGTTGGATTGTAACACATTTAAATATTAATTGTTTATTTATTTCCGAGTGTATCGTGATCAATGATATCTTTTTCTTTAATAAAGATACCGTCAACCATCATACCTTTGCGATCTTTAATATCTTCAAAGGCAAAATCAATACACTCTTTCAAAGAGAAGCCGTTGCGAGTAGCTATATTGATAAGCACTACGATGATGTCACCGATGTCATCAATAGGTGTCAGCCCTTTACAGATACTATCTGACAACTCGCCTAACTCCTGTATTAATTTAAGCACTTGATCCTTGTCACTTGATCCGTGTATTAAGTTACGTGCTTCGTGCCACTGCTTCACGTTTTGTATCGTCAGTTCTATGCCTTTGTTTTCTTCGTGCATGTTACTCCTCCTCTTTGTACGTTAGTGTTTCTGATTCCAACAGTCCTAGAACTGTATCGTATTCAGTCTTGTCAATGATGTATTGTATTACAGTCTGCTCTCTTACATTGTACATAGAGCAGGCTGTACTCAGCGGTACTTTACCCTCTGTTACTTCAATTGCCGCCTTAGCTATAGCCATTGACTCAGGACTGGGACTACCCTGTAAACTTTCTGCAAACATAAGCACCTCAAATCAATGCATGAATTATAGAAGCTATAACAATACCCGACCCGAAAATTAAAACATATCGGGTGGCTAGTGTCAGCCTGTGACCGAAGCGATCTATAGCCTTGTCAAGTGTCTGAGCTGTCCACATCTTTAGTCTCGATAAGATATTTAAGCATTCCGATTTCATCAAGTCTTTGGTTTCGTTTATTTTTTCTTTCATTCTGTACCTCTTTAAATTGTTGATTAAAAATGCGATCAAAATTGTCGCCATAGTTTTTACTGTCCTTTACTCTAGACCTATCGCCCTTGCCACCGTGTGTTGAGTCACTCATCCATCATCTCCTTGATAACACACGCCTAAACTAATTAATATAAAAGGCAGAGAGATAAGTAAACCCTCAAACTCTGCCACCTCTAGTTTCTCAGACCCTAACCTGCTTATCCACACAGGCCGGGAGTTAGAGAACTCTATGTCAACCCCCACCCCATTTCTAAACTCAATGGTTAGGGACTGTCCGAACACTTGCATTGTCATATTATGCTGCCTTCATGTTGTGATTATGTTTAACAGCTTCACGAACTATCTGCTGTCTGTCGTTCTGTACTGATGCAATGTTAGCCGTGCTCTTAGTACGAGGGGCTTCAAAGTGTGTAGACCAATCAGTCAGTGCATTGTACACAGCCCAGTAGTTGTTGCCAAGCCGCTTAGAATATACTGAGCTGTACTTGTGCCAGAGATAATCAAGGCTAGTGTTACGTCTAGGTATATCCATTAGCACATCAACAGGGCTAGTGTAACCTTTGTATAATAAGTCCAGTGCGCTCTTGCATTTGATTGCTTCGGCAAAGGATTTGAAAGCCTGAACATTACTACACTCTGTATCGTTCCACTGTTGCCACAGGTCACGCTGATTGTGAAACAACTCAAGAGACTTAGTAATAATTCTACCGCCCTGCTCAATGTCTAGTGACTGTGTATGCTTAGCTTTGAACACTGACACCTCACCACCTACAAAGACTTGAAGATTTGTACAGGCCGATTGAATTGCGGCGGCACTAATCATAAACGGCCATGTCCCATCGAAGGATGATATAGATAACAGACTCAGACTGGCTGTGTCGCCGTCACTAGTTCTATATGTATGCTCCGGTAGCCGGTACTGTACAAAGGTTCTAGCACCATTGTGTGAAGTTCTAATGGTCTCCTCCATCCTGTTGATAGACAACCCTGAACGCTCAATGATATTTCTAGTAACATCAATCATATGCTTAGGGGCTACCGCCTTATAGCCATGACCGTGGACACCTAACTCACCACCAGTATCGGTGCGGTAGATAACAGACTTAGAACTGCTGTAACATCTCTGAGGTGCTGTACCTGCATAACCTTCCTCATCCACAATATATTTTAAAGGAGCAACAGCTATATCAAAACCTGCTGACCCATAACCCCCATCTCTAATAGCTTGTAGGGCTGTGTTGTTTGCAAACATCGGTGTAATATTATTCATTGTGTAACCTCTTTAATTAATTTTAATTATAACATAAAAACCATTTGAACAACAACTAAATTATCTTTATAATGCTTTTAAGTTCTTTGAAGTATTTGTTCACTCTTATTCATTACCTTCAGTAGGATATACATAAGTATCTTCTAAATCTTTAAAGGTTAAAGTATCTTCAAAGCATTTAATACACATTTCATCACTGTTAATATGGTCGATGTAATTCCTTAAACATAAAGAACAACTTAAAATTCTTTCACTACTGTCTGATCTCATCATCGTTTACTGCCTCGATAGGTTTTATTTCTATTGTATGTTCGTTGTACTTCGGGTAAGTTCTGTTAAGTTCTGCGTACTCCAAAGCTTCTTCGGGACTAGATGCTGCAACATCTATATAGTAACCACTTACTACACCCATTAGAACTTTATACATCTGTATTTCTTTTGTTGTATCTATAGGTTTAAAGCTCATGTCCTTTCCTTTTATGTGGATTATAATTAGGGTCAATAGATGTTAAAGGTTTTCGTAGCCACTCAGCCATCATCTTAGTACTTTTATCGTGAAGCCTTGTTATTGGAGGATGTTTATATGCTACAGCTAAGAAGTCATCAGTTAGTTCTGCATAAACATGACGCTTGACTCTAGTGTGGAGCGTATAATAATTAACACCACTCACTTCAGATAGTTCTCGTAAATTATAATGATTCCCTGATATAAGTTTAGGGTTGTTGCCGACATACAAATAAGTTTTAAATGCTGACATTAGTTTTCTCCTACGTAAGTTATTATATAAAATATACCACCGCGCTGACCAATCTTATGTGCATCCTCTATGGTATCAGCATACTGAGTACAGCCCATCTCGTCCCAATCAATTGCCCACATAATTAATTTCCTTACAATTTATCGCTGTTACAAGAGCGTCCCTATAGTGTTCGGGAGTGTTCTGGTAACCTTCTGCCTCTTCGCAGTCGAGGATGTTGCCGATATC